AATTATATGTAAGAATATTTTTATTATTTTTAAATATCTAATGATTTAATAATTTTAAATAATTTTTGTATATATAAAAATATTAATTATGGTAATAAATAATATAGTTTTTTACATTAAAAAAAATATTTTTAATAAAAATAATACACTAAATATAGTATAATTCCTTAATTCTTTTGTCTATATATATTAAATTAATAAATTAATTTAATATCATTATTATTCACAATCTTAAAAACTTCATTAACCAAATTACATAAATCAGTATAATTCCATTCATTTAAATCATTTAATTCATATTTCCATACTTCTGGTATTTGTTGATCACCCAAACGTGATCCTGAAATTGCTCCTGAAATTGCTGCAGTTGTATCTACATCTCCACCAACAGCAATTGCTTCAGCTATACAATCAATAAATGAATTAGGATATTTACAGAATGAATACAAACTCCATAAAATAGTTTGAGTTACTCCAGGTGAAATTCCATCCCATTCACCTTCTCCATCATCCATTCCAATTTTAACAAATTTTTTACATACTTCATCTCTACTTATATTATTTTGAATTAAACTAGGAATTAATTTAATATAATTATTTAATGATTCATCTTCTGTTTGTGAAATATATTTAATAAACATATCAATATTAAATTCAATATTTTTACAAGCCATTGCAAATTTATTTGCTAATGCAATAACACTTGAACATGACATACATCTTGGATTTGAATGAGTAATACTTGATAATTTTCTAGATATATCAATAATATCTTCTTTTTTATTAAATAAAATACCAATTGGTGCTGATCTCATTGCAGACCCATTTCCATAACTCTCTGTACATCCAGTTGTTTTATAACATTGACCGTTATAAATTGCTTCTCCAGCTTTTGCACAAGTTCTTCCATATCCAACAATTCTATAATTATTTGGAATAAATAATTTTGAAATTTGTTTAGCATAAATTAATGTTTCAATTTTTCCTTTTTCACTCATTAACAGAGAAATCAATAATTCTCTTGTCAACTGTGAATCATCACTATATTGGCCATATTTAAGACTTGAACAACGTACCCATTCAGGATATTTCTTCTGTAATACAAATTCATTTACAAATTCAGAACATCTATTTGGACCATGTCCTTCAACTATGAAGCCAAGTGAATCTCCAACACATTTTCCAATAATACATCCCAATAATGAATTTTTATTACAATTTGATGTAAGTAATAGAATTTCATGAATCCATTCAATTATTTTATTATAATCTGAATTATTTTTATCAACTTTATTATAATAATTTATTATAAAATTTCTAAATATTATTATTTGATCTTTTGAAAGAAGATCATTATTAATAATCATTGTAAATAATTCTCTTGCAATATTTTTAATATAATTAGAATCATTATATAATTGTTTTATTAAGAAATTTAATATATTATCTGTAATTATTTCACCATAATAATACTTTTTATAATTTTGTATTTTCAAATTAATTAAAATCATCGCAAAAACATTTACACCATTATCTTTATTTTTAACAATTCCATTAATATCAAACATAATGTTTAATTCATTAATAATATTTTTAATATTATTAATTATTTCAAATCTTTTATCATTTCTATCTTGTCCAGGAGATAATGAAAATGTATTATTAAAATTATTGATCTCTTGAATGATTGAATCCATTTTTTTTTAATTCTATGATGAATTATAAAGTTTTTTATACAATATCAAATTTTTTATAAATGAGTATTATTTAATTAAAATAAAATCTTTTATAATAAAATAAATTTTATTAATTATAATTCATTCATAAATTTAATTAATAAATCTGTAGTTTCTTCATCATATTTATATTTATCAATAATAAGTAATATTTTATTATATATATAAGTTTTAAACTTATCACCACGATACGGAAATGTATTATAAAACATTAATTCATCTATAACATCATCATGATTTTTAATTTTTTCATATAATTCTGGAAAATATGTTTCAAATCTTAAATTTGTATTCTTAATTGATATATTAATATCATCTATGTATTTTTTTTTTGTAAAATAATATGGTGATGATGAAGCATGCGATATCATTAAATAATTTCTAGATGTTGACGGAGATAAATATGAATTAAATCCATGTATTGAATTAATTATATGTGGTTTATGTTTTATATCAATTGGATTTGCTTTAGAATATGATAATAACGTATTATGATACATTACTTTTAAAAACAATAGATATTTTTATTTTAAGATAAAACTTAATTTAATTATTTTTTTATATTTATTGGAAAAACATAAATAATCTTTTGTAGTAATTGATTTTTTGATCCATATTTAAAAAATCTTTTTTTTATTTTATTGAACATTTTTCTATTTCTGTATCTTATATGAAATTATTTAAATCATAATCTAAAATAAATATAGACTCAACAAACATATTCATTAATATCTATACAATTGGATATCGGATAATTATTTATATTATGATTAAGCATTTGATACTTATATAAAAACTATTATCAAATATTTTTTTTTACATTTATATAATATAAAAAAATTGAAATTTATTAAATATTAATTTTTATTTAATATTTAAATGGAATTTCCTAGAGATATTGAGATGAATATTATTAGAAAATTAGATATTGATTCTCGTATAAAACTTGGAATATTTACCAAACTTAAAATACCCAATTTATTTGTAAATGAATTAAATAAATTTATAAATAATAATAAGATTAAAATTCAAAAAGGTGAAGATGAATGTAATGAATATTATATAAAATTAGGCAAAGATAATAAAATTTCTAAAAAATATAAATATATTTTATTTAAAAAAATAACATATTTAAATGAATTAATTGAATATGCTGTTATTGAAGATATAAATATATTTAAATATCAACCACCTATTTATGAAAGTAAAACTTTCTATTATAATAAAGGATATATTTGCATTAATAATAATTGGATGAATGAATGAATATTTATTTATTAGAGCTCATAAGTATCATATATTTTACAAACATCATACCACCCATGATCATCAACTTCCTCACCATATTTATTTAAATATTCATTCAATTTATTTTTTTCATTTTCATTTAATTCGATGTCAAGATCATGTAAATCTATAATACTTAATAATTTACATATATTATTATTTATCATAAACCATTTATCTTTTCTTTTTTTATAAAATTCTGATTTTTCTAACCTATTATCAATATCTTTAATATTTGCTACTATTAAATGCATATTATTTTTTAATACTACATGATATTCTAAACCATGATCAGGATATATACCCATATTGTTATTATTATTTTGAATTATCTTTAAGTATTTTTGAGTATTTTTATTCTCAAAAATTTGAAAAATTTTTAAATTATTTATTAACTAAAATTGAATTTTCTAGATATATTGAAATGAATATTATAAAAAACTTGATATTGATTCTTTATAAAATTTGGAATATTTACTAAATTATAAATACCTGATAATATTGATAATTTAATATAAATACAAATAATAAAGTATTAAAAATATTTTTTAATAAAAATTCATTTAGTTTTTGAAAATTATACATTTTTAGACAATTTAAAAATATTTGGAAAAAAGGTGATAAATAATTATTTTACTATTAATTTACATAGGTTAAAATTTAATTAAAATGTACAAAGCAATCGAGAATAATTTATATACTTTTTCTAAAAAATATATTGATTATACTTGAATAATTTTAATTTGTATATGTGTAATGGATTCTAAAATTCGGATAGTTGATACATTAATTGTTAAAGATTTAAATAGTTTTAGTATTTCTGATAAAGAAAATACAAGATATTGAAACAAAAGAATTTTAATGTTTATCACTAATTTCAGTATACGATACAAAATAAAAATACAATATATACTTGAATGATTTGTATTTATTATCAAATTATTTTTATTATTTTTAAATTATAAAATTATTTTTGTATATATAAAATAATAACGATACATTCATATCATTTACAAATACATAGATTAATGAATATTTATATAGGTTATAATAATTTAAATGAAATTAAACTAAAAAATGTTTTAATTTAATTTAAATTTAACGAATTGGGATACCTCCGACAATACCTGCTCCAATTCCGATGCCACTGCCAGTTCTTGCTGCATTAGAAATTGAAGGTGCAAACATATCTAAAAGTGAGAAGGTAGCCGAGGCCACTAATGAAATTGTTAAAATTTCTTCCATACTAACAGCTCCTTTCTTTGGAATTAGAGCAACTGCAATACCAACCATTAAACCTTCAAGAATATATTTAATAATTCTAATTACAATTTCTTTACCATCTACAGAAAAATTAGAACTTTGCGAACTTGTAACAACTGGTGTTGGAGTTGGAGTTGTTACTTGATAAGCTGGATTTGGAAGCGATGCATAATTAGACATTTCTTTATATTCTAATTAAAGAAAAAAATATATTAAAATAAAACTATATAAAAAAATAATTAATTAATACTATTAAATAATGGCATCCATTAAAAATACAGTTAGTGTACAAGAAGAAGATTTTTTAGATAATGATCCTCCGATTCGTGGACAAAATTTTGTTTGTCTTTCTTTTATTTCACCAGAGGAAATTTTAAAGAAAAAGGAATTATATTTTTTTGAAATGTTTTTAAAGAATTTTTCAGATGATATGAATGTTTTTTTTAATAATTTAAGTGATAAATATAAAGATGATTCAGGAATTTTAAATGTAATTAAAGAAAGATATCAATATATTTTTGATCCTTCAAAAATTCAAGATGAATATAACTATTATATTAGTATTAATAGTACAGAATTAGATGCAACATTCCATGAAGAAAATAATTTTAAAACAAGTATTCGTGGTATTAAGATTCGAGGTACATTTGATACAATGAGAGAAGCAGAAGTACGTGCGCAAGTTCTTAAAAGAATGGATAATAAGTTTCATGTTTATGTTGCTCAAGTAGGATGTTGGTGTCCATGGAGTCCAAATCCAGATGAAATTTCTGATCAAGAATATGCTGAAACACATCTTAATACTCTAATGAAAAGTTATAAAGAAAATCAAGATAAAAAAGATGTTTTCTATGAAGAACGCAAGCGAGAACTCCAATTCGCAAACACTAAAGCTAAAATGGAAGAAGAAGATTTATGGCTTAAAAATAAACAAGAAAGTGATTCAAAAGTTACTGTTGAAAATGAGAAATTACATGATATTCCTCTTGAATCTTCAGAAGTTCCTACTAGTTCAGAAGTTCCTACTAGTTCAGAAGTTCCTACTAGTTCAGA